TTATCTAAACCAAGCTTTTTAGAGATATCTATTATTGAACTTGGTTCATCTGCATCGCTAGATCCAGCCTTGGCAAGCGTTAAAACAGACTTCCCAAGACTATAATGGGACTTAAAAAGCGGGATCGCTGAATACTCCATGCCTTAGTATGGCTCTGAAAGTTTGGAAGTCAATCAAAAAGTCAACTCATCTTTGCGCCAGAATGGGCAGCCTTTGTATTCTTTTTTATTTATAAGTTTTACCTTGGGATCATTAACCAAAGAGTTCTTATCAAAAGAAGATTTAACGTATTTATCATTCTCGTCTACGCCAACATAAAAAGTATTTGGAAGCCTAGATGGGCATATCCACTTACCGGGGACATCGCTGCCGCACATCCATTTCTTTTTAGGAGATTTAGCTGCGAGATTTTCTACAGCTTTCTTTTCATCAAAAGAAGAAATATATCCAGCTACATAACTTAAATAAGCTTTGAAACCTTCCAATTGTTCAGCAGTTGGCTTAGGGGCTTCTTGGATTGGCTGCTTCTTAAACTTAAGAAAAATAAAAGAAACATCTGGAATATGACCTTTGGTCTTAAAAACTGCCAAAGAGTACATTAAATTTTGCAAATTGAAATCAATCTCTTCTTTAGAGAACTTTCCTTTGCTTGACTTATAATCGTAAATTTTGTATTCGTTATCACTAAATTTAGCGAGCTTGTCGATAAAACCATTGATAATATAATCTTCTTCTTCTAGTTTAAACTCGGACTCCGCCTCGACAAGTATAGCGCCAGAACAGAAAAAATCACTTTGAAGACCAGTCTGGATCATAGAGTATATCATCTCCAGATTTTCCTCGTCATCAACCTTGAGCTTTTTGGCGTTTTTTAAGATAAGTTTATGTATAGCTGGGTTTTTAATTACGCCAGCTTTACCGGAGCACAAATCTTCAAAATACTTCTTATGCCTATCAGTTAATAGAAGCTCAAAAATTAAGTGGCAAATTGTGCCTCTAGATGCCCCAGAGTTGGAGATATCAGGCATCTTAAAAATATATTTAGTATAGTAAAGCCAACTGCATCCTTCGGCAGTTTTGATTTTACTAGCACTTAGCTTTACTTTTTCTACGGCGCTCATTGTATTGAATTATACCAGTTACTGATCAGAGATCTATCTTTTAAATGCATTTCACCGAAATCTTTTGCTCCAAATGGCAGTTTTATTTCTACTTGACTGGGATCAAAGTAGTTCAAAAGTCTTTGCTTGGCAGATTCCGCAGCCATGTTTCCAGCAGCATTGTTGAAGCTATCGTCATTAAAGGCAATTACAATTTTCTTAGGATTGTATCCAATGAGAGAATAAACGATCTTCGGGGAAAGGTTCAATCCAAAAGATACTATACAATTATTTATCCCATTTTCTCTTAGAGCAAGCATATCGCCTATGCTTTCGACAAGAATTATTTCTTTGGAAGATTTAATGTCTTTAGCGTTAACTTTAAGAGGGAACGCCCACTCTTTCTTATCACCAATAAGTTTCCATTTTGGGCGACCTTCTAGACTGATTTTAGAAACATCTCTGCCAGCAAAGCCAACTATTTCATCCTTGCAGTTGAATATTGGGAATACATATCGATTGAACATCTTGCCAGTGGTTGCAACGCCGCCCTGAAAAGGAGCAAGAGTTTGGCTCGATATTCCTCTATTGCACCAATAAGAATCGTCTCTAAGAAGCTTGATCAATAAAGATTTATCAAATACAGTGGTTTGAGTTGTAGTTACTCTTTGCTGATGCTCTTCTTCATTAGAAGTATTGATTCCTTTTTCAGAAATCCATTTTTTGGCTTCGTCTATAGACTTTAATTTAAGAGTCAGCCTAACTAAATCTTCTATAGACCCACTAATATTTTCTTTGAAGTCAACCCATTGCCCAGAATTCTTCCAAATCCTGAGTACGTTATCGTTACCAGAATCTCTATAAAGAGGTCTGGTTCTGAATTCTCTGCCATGATCTGTCAGAGTGTAACCGATATCTGTTAGTATCTGTCTTACTGATTCGCAATCGTTCATAGAACTTCGCCATCACCAGAGTCATCAAGTTCGGGCCTCAAAGCTTTAGCAGACAAAACATCCTCTAAAGTTCCAGTCTCCTCAACATTAAAGTTATTAATATTGAAGCTTATATAATTAGGAGCGTATTTTATCTTCTTGCCCTCTTTGATCCTAACTAAATCATGATGACCGGCGGAATCCTTGCCTTGGAAACGCGTGGCCAGAGGAATGAGCTTATGAGACCCAAACTCTGGTCCATCATCAGCAATCTCTTCGACGCTCTTGCGCCGAAAAATGGCAACGAATGACGCGAACCATTGGAGCCGATCAGATTGAGAAATCGCGCTGCTATCATCAACGCCGTTTTCAGCGCTTCGGTTAAGCTGGCAGGCGGTCAAAATGGGAACATTCAATTCTGAGCATAGCTCTTTCAAAGCGTTGACTTTTTCGCCAATCAACTGATGTTCTTGTTTATTCTTATCAGACTCGCCGGTAAGCTTAATATAATCGTATACAATAACACATTGATTTCCTCTGCCTACCTTAGAGAAATACCAGCGCTTCACGATAGATACAACTTCTTCAATAGGTTTACCAGCTACCTGAAGGTGATCTACTTGGTTGCTTAATGACTTAATCTTGCTTTTGCTTTCTTCGAATTTCTGGAATAGGCTCGCATTCTTTTTCCAATTGCCAGTCTCAAGATGCCAAACTGGAATGCCAGTCAAAGAAGATGCTATTCTGAACTTCATGTCTATAGTAGACATTTCAGTGTCTAGAACCAAAGCTCGACAGCCTTTGTTTATCGTGGTGATCTTGATGGCTAGATCGTTCAAGATCGTTGATTTTCCGTGCTTTGGGCGGCTTACCCAAGCATAGATATTACCGGGGCGAATACCACCATAAAGACGATTAAAGTTTTGATATGGGCTAATTAAGCCAGTATCTTGGATCGGATTATTCCCGCGTTCTTCGATAATTTCTATAACATTAGCAGTTATGTCTTCCGGCTTATTGTTCTCAGCAGCATAAACACAAATCTTGCTATTGTAGATCTTGTCCGATTCGTTGATGATTTCTTCGATTGGCTTTTCGGCGCATGAATTAGCAAATTTTTTAATCTCGTCTCCAGTTTGTTCTATCTCGCGGCGGATTCTGAGTTTAAGAAGCTCCTTAGCGCCTTCAATCAAGCCAGCTTGAGACGTTGGAATAAGGCAAATACTATTGACATAATTGAAAATATCAATAGACTGATCTTTAAATGTTATGCCAAGATTCTGGCACTTCTGGGATATTAGAACTTTGTCTATCTGCTCTCCCTTATTAAAGGTCTCTTTAAAGACGCAAAAAATAGTATAATGAACCTCATTGATGAAATCGCTGTCGCTAATAAAAGCTTCAATGTCAGCAAATGAAGTTGGGAATCTGATTAGTCCAGATAATACGTATTTTTCTACCTGTAGTGAATATATCGCCATTAAAGTTTGATGTTAAATTTATCTACGAAAAACTGCTCTGTTAGGTTTTTTACTTCATCTTCATAAATCTCCACCAATTGAAACTTATTTAAAGAAAGCCACTTTTCTTTAGCAACGTCTCTCTTAATAGACTTCAAATAGTTTAGACGCGAATCTCCATGAAAGAATTTATTATAAGCAGAGTGCTGCTTTCCATGGACCTCTACAGCTATTCTTAGAGTAGCGTTAACGATATCGACTTTGAGTCGAGATCCGAAAACAGGAAACTCTTCGTAGACAATATGATTTTTCCAGTACTGTTTAAGAAATTGCTTGGTATTAAATTGTACTTTGGATCGAGAAGCAGCCTCCCAATCTATCAAATATTGAGAGACGTTTTTGCTTACAACCTTTCCATATACATTAAAAAGCTTCATTTCTTAAGAGCGCTAATAAACTTATTGAAAAGATACTTGGTAATTTCTTGATGCTCTTCTAGGAAATTCTTTAGATTGGCCTCTCCCTGATGCTGCTTTGGCATTTCAAGGCCGTTGTCAGCAAGCTCTTTGATAAGTTCATCAGTGATAGTGATCCAAGCTCCCTTGGCATGAGCGAACTCCCAAGCCAAAAGCTGGTCTACAATCTCGTACTCGACCCAAACGCTTGATCCGTTAGAGCGGCCATACTTAATTGGATAGCGAACTTCTCTGCCAGACTTCTCGTTAGGAGTCTTCTTAAAGACAATCTTGCACCAATGCCCGACTGGATTACCTTCTCCCTTTGCGTTAGCGTAAATAAAATCCTTATTCCATCTCTGCTGAAATTCTAGAATCCAATCTGAATAGTGGAGAGCAGCATTTCCGCCGCTGGCATTAGTGACCTTTGGGTCGCCCTTCTCATACGGATTGATCTTAATAGAAGATCTAACCTGAGAAATAATAAAACAAACATGCCCGCGAGAAGAGAAAGCCGCAGCCATCTTCCTCAAGAGATCAGAGGTTAGCAATGCCGCTCCAGCGGTTTTATTCGCTTCGGTGGCTGACTTCGCCAAATCGTTTCTAGGAACCAATGCGTCTAGACTGTCGATAATAAAGAAATAAATATTCCCATCATCGTTATCTTTGATGAGTTCGCGCATAGTGTCGGTAACGAATTCGTAGTCGTTCGTTGGGATCACTCGCCACTTGCTT